GGGCAGACGCGCGGAAGCGGCAGTCTTGACTTCCATGCTGACCAGATATGGCACTTGAACCGGGCGCACACGGATGCGGATGAGAAGGCGCGTGCCGTGGCCCGTATCGAAATCCGCAAGAATCGCGACGGCGGAAAAGGCGTTGTTGACCTGTTGTTTCAGGAAAAGCACCTGCGGTTCACCGAACCGGCGCGAACTGCCAAGAACGACGATTGGGCCGGTTGGCCGAAGGGGTGAAAGGTATGGATGTCAGCAAATTGGCGGACGCACTGTCTGGGGAGAAGCCGGGGCCCGGCCCGGAAGGCCGTCATTGCGAACAAATAACGCTATCCCCTGCCCTTGCAGGCCGTACCGAATGGCCGAATGTGCGTGAGGTTTGTGCGGATGTGTACCATCTGCTTTCGCCGGATTATGCCACTCCGGAAGAATTAGCGGATGCGGCGGATGCACTGGGGCGAAAATATAAAAATTGGGCAACGATATGCAGTTTGGTGGCCGCAACGGTGCATTGCTCTTCGGATAGGCTGTTTGACCGGAAGTGAAATGATACGGGCGAAGAGGCCGGGCGTACAGATGAAGACAGACGATAATGGAGGAGGTGGAGCAGAGATGGAGAATAAAATCTGTGGGACATGCCGATGGCATCATCAATGTGACGTTTTCCCGGAGGATTTTATTTGCGTGTGCGATAAAAGCGATTATTGCACCGATTGGACAGGCTATAACCACACCTGCGACGAATGGGAGGGGTAAGGATGCCCAGAAAAGAAATCGTTTTTTATTGCGATATATGCGGCCGCAAATATGGTTATGAAAAAGATGCAGGTACTTGCGAGAAGAGCCATCTCCAAATCGCAGAAGTAAAAGCGCGATATGATAAGGATGACCGCAAGAAAGAATATCCAACATCGTTGTTGGTGACGTTAGGCGGCGGGAAAGTAATTGAATATAGCCGAAAACCTTGACGTAACCGCCGAGTAACCAACAAACCCCGCCAAGCATAACCCGGCGGGGTTGTTACCGGCGCAGAATCGCGCCTTCATTGGTATAGCGTATCTCACTAATACGATTATACCACGGGAGGCGGTAGTTTGACAATACGTGATTTCGAGCAGATTTTTGCATTGCGTAATGAGGCAGCGGACTTGGAGCGGCGGATCCGGCGGTGTGAGGTCGAAGCGGTAGCGGATACCGTAACCGGTTCCTCTCGTGAAGCTCCATATCAACCGCAGGTTATAAGAATCACCGGGGTGGAGTCGGCAGACAGTTCGTTCCCGATGCGTGTTAAGCTTGTTGCACGCCGGGAGCGGATAAAGAAGCTCCTTGCAGAGATTGATGACTTCATTGATACCGTAGAGGATAGCGATGTTCGTTTGATAATCCAATTGCGGTATATCGACGGTGATTCGTGGCGCGTTGTGGCGCGCAAGGTATACGGATACCCGTGCGAGGACAGGGCACGGATGAAAATCACAAGATTTTTTGCAGAAATTTGAAATCCTGTTCGTTTTGTTCGTTCTGTTCGTTTTTAATATGGTAGAATGGTATCGTGCATAAGAATGACGGCCTGTCAGGCCGCGCCTTAAGTACAAGCAAAGGCCGTCATTATAGTGACGGCCTTTTTGTTGGGATGGTGACGGCATGAATTATGTGCAGCCTATACGGGACAAGGATAAAATTGAAAATATGAAGCGTGTGCTGCTGGAGGCCAACCAGAGGGATTATATTCTGTTCCTGCTGGGAATCAACACGGGGATGCGGATTTCGGACATGCTGCGGCTGCGCGTGCGGGATGCCTTGGGGGATTTCATCGTTATTAAGGAGCAGAAAACGGGTAAGGCCAATCGTTATTTTGTTCCTCCGCATATCAAGAAAGATTTGCATGTGTACATGCAGGATATGGAATATGATGATTTTTTGTTCCAGGGACGCAAGGGGTACAACACGCCAATCACGCGGCAGCGGGCGTATGAGGTTTTGCAAAACGCGGCGCGGGTTGTCGGCCTGCGGGAGGTCGGAACGCACACCATGCGTAAGACATTCGGATATCACCTCTACAAACAGACAAAGGATGTTGTGCTGCTGATGCAGATATTCAAGCACTCCGACCCGTCGGTGACGCTGCGGTATATCGGCATTAATGAGGATAGCAAGGAGACTGCCCTGCGCCGGTTCCGGCTGTGAATGTGTCTTAAATGAAGCATGTTAGATACGGCGCGGCGCGCGGGGTGTATTAGATGTAGGTTTGCATTTAAATGAACCTGACACAATATGTATTATGACAGGGGATTTTTTCCATATATTACCATATTGCACAAGGTCTATGACACATGGGTTTGCACGGGGGGACTATGGCACGGGAGTTTGCAAGGGGGTTTTATCGGTCGAAGGCGTGGCAGGGCGTCCGTGCATATATCATGAAACGGGATGGATATGTCTGCCGGTGTCCGTCCTGTGAGGTGAATCGTCAGGTGAACGCGGACTATGCTATCGGTGCGGACGAGGTGCATCACATTATACACCTCACGCCTAAGAATATAGGTGACCCTCGCGTGACGCTGGATGAAAAGAATTTGATTGCTGTTAGCAGGGATTGCCATTTCGCAATCCACGAGGAGAGCAAAAGAGCCGGACGCGCGGCGGCGGATGCGCGGAAAGCAAAAGAGGATTGTGCGGAAGAATATTATTTTGATGATGACGGAGTTTTGCGCGCGGTGTGTGGAAAAATATCCCCCCCATAATCAAGCGACCCCTAAACCCGAGGGGACCGTTGGAGGTGGTCTTCTCTGTGCCCCGGAAAGTGATATATGCGTTTATAGGGGTGGTCGCAGGGATGTGGCGTACGATGCGAGATAATTCCGGCGGATACCGAAGGATGGGAAAAGATGGGGGCGTTTGTAATGGGGCGAGTAAAAGCGGCATCAGAGCCTTCTCCGGCTGATGCGGTGTCGGACAAGCAGATTCGAATAAAGAATGAAACGCGTCGAATTCGGTCAGAGCTGTCGAGTGTTCCGAAGGATAAGCTTGCACTGGCAGGGCCGTTGATTGATAATGCCGCATTCCTTGCGGTGGAGCTTGGCGAGCTGCGGAAGATTATTGAAGAAAAGGGTTGTACGGAAAAATATCAAAATGGCCGTGAGCAGTGGGGCGAAAAAGAGAGCATTCACCTCAAAGCGTATAATGCCATGATGAAAACGTATTCGGCGGCACTACGGCAGTTGACAGCGCTATGCGATAAAAAGAGCAAGACAAACGAAACGGCAAAAAGCAAACGCGGCGGGAAGCAGAGCACGGAGGATATCGGTTTGATGTCATTTATTATGGCGCAACCTGCCGTACAGGTTAAGCCGACACGGAGCCGGGCGCGAAAACCCTCCCCTTCTTCGTCCGAAAAGGAGGTGCGAAAATGAAACATATCAGTGAACTTCTTGTCCCCATAACGGTCAAGCTGTGCATGGAGGTTCACGTCCATGGCGAAAGTGAGTTCTGCTCACGCGAGGAAGTTGCCGAAACCGTTTATGAAGTACGAACGCATCAAGAATTGGAACTTATACTCCAAAAACTCGAGCCCTTCTTCTCTCAGAAATAAGGTGGTGCGCATGAGTTTCATCGAACAATATGCGGAGTTGATTAACAATGAGAAAATTGTCGCGCCGCGCCGGGTCAAAAAACAATATTTTGAGTTAGTAAAACACATCCATAAGCCGCAATTCTTGCCGGTATTACAGCCGGATGGGAGCTTTGCGGAGCGTGAATTCGTGTTTTCGGAGACGCACGCAAATCGCCCTATTGATTTTATTGAGCGGTTTTGCAAGCATTCAAAAGGCGAGTGGATGGGACGCGACATCCGTTTAGAGCTTTTTCAAAAAGCGAAGTTTCAAGCAGCGTTCGGATTTGTGGACAAAGAAACCGGTTTGCGGCGATACACGGAGGTCGTGACAGTCGAGGGGCGGAAGAACGGTAAATCCACGGAAATCAGCGGTATCGGGAATTATATGCTTTGCGCCGACGGCGAGGGCGGCCCGCATGTCTCAGTTGCGGCAACCAAACTCGACCAGGCACGCATTGTTTTCAAGGAAGCTTGTAACATGGTGACGCAAAGCCCGGAATTGCGGGCGCTTATAACAAAGCGAAAGTCAGACCTATACAGCCCGTTTAACTTCGGTGAGTTCTTCCCGGTAGCAAGCGATTCCGACAAGCTGGACGGGTTGAATCTGCACTGCGGAATTTTGGACGAGATACAAGCGAACAAGGATAGAAATATATATGACATTTTGAAGCAGTCCACGACCGCGCGCCGTGAGCCGCTTCTTTTTTTGATGGGAACGGGCGGGTTCGTCCGTGAATGCTTATATGACACAGTGTATGAGCAAGGGTGTAATGCCATTGACGGGATAAAAGGTTTCGAGCAACCTCGTAGCCTATATTTCATTTATGAGCTGGACGACCGCGAGGAATGGGTTGATTACCGCTGCTGGCAGAAAGCAAACCCCGGACTTGGCACGATAAAGAAATTTGAAACACTGGCAGATTTCGTGGACAAGGCGCGGCGTGACCCGCAGTTCCTGCCGACGGTGTTGACGAAGGATTTTAATTTCCGCGAAACATCGGAAAGCACATGGATGCGACTGGATGCAATTGAAAATATAAAAGTTGTTCCGATGGATTATCTAAAAAAATCCTACGCCATCGGCGGATGCGATTTGTCCAGTACAACGGATTTGACCTGCGCTACGCTGCTTATACGGAAACCGAGCACCAACGAAGTATTTGTCCTTCAACAATATTTCCTTCCGGAGAAGCGTGTGCGGGATTTGGAATTGACAAAATCCAAAGAAGCGCCATACAAGCTTTGGGCGAAGCAGGGTTGGCTGACATTGTGCGAAGGTGCAAGTGTAAACTTTACCGATGTGACGGCATGGTTTGTTAAAATGGTGAAGGAATACGACATCCGCCCGCTGTGGGTTTGTTATGACCGCGCACTTTCCGGATATTGGGTGCCGGAGATGGAAAGTTGTGGTTTTGATATGGTAAAAATTGCGCAGGGGCCGTTCACGTGGTCGCAACCCATGAAGGAGCTGGGTGCGGCATTCGCGGAACATCGGGTCGTATACCAAAACAACCCGATGCTACGCTGGTGCTTATCGAATGTCAGTAAAAAATCACAAAACAGTAAGGGCATTGAGACAATACAGCCCGTCAAGATTTCGGAGAACCGAAGGATTGATGGGTTTGTTTCTCTCTTGAATGCATATGTCGGTCTACTTAAATTCAGCGAGGAGTATTTGCCTTATGTCAGATGATGCAAAAAAAATCATAGTAGAGCAATGGGCGTTAGAATGCCTTGTAACTCTAGTAGCTCAAATGCAGATGCTGGAAGTACGGTATACATGTCGATGCCGAAATGAATTGCTGGGGCAAATGATACGCCCGTTGATACGAGAGCCGTGTATTGTAGATGCGCTTTTGTGTATGGAAAGGGCGGTGAAAGATAGTGGGGATATTTGATAGCTTCCGCCGGAAGCAAAACGCGGCCCGTACGGAGGTTACGCTTGCCAAGCTGATTGAATTGGGTGCGAAGGACAATTTGCAATATGCCGGGGACATCATGGACAATGAGCTTGTCCGCGCGTGTATTCATGCGAATGCGACACACACGAGCAAAGCATCCGCAAAGGTTATCCGCAAGCGGGATGGAGTGATTCAACCAGATGATGCTAATGCTCGACTGGAGCGCATGTTAAACGAGCAGCCAAACCCGTACATGAACGGCGTATCTTATCTATACCGTACTCGTGCGCTGTATGAGTATAAGGGTACGGCGTTTGTTTACATCGACAGATCGGCCCGGTAGGCTGGCCTGTCGGGTTCTACCCGATATACTATTCCAGCGCGGAAGCTTTAGCCGATGATGCGGGAACAATACAAGGGTATCGCTTCACAATCAACGGGAAAACGTACAACTTTGCGTATAATGATTTGCTTGTGCTCCGGCGCGGATTTGTGCGTGACAATTACTTCGGCGAGAGTAATGCGCCTCTTATGCAGAGCTTGACAATGTTGAAAGTTGCGGACAAAGGTGTGGAGAACGCTATCACGTTGTCGTCGAACCTGCGCGGTATTTTGAAAAGCACAAAATCCATGCTGGCCGAAGAAGACAGGAAAAAGGCGAAGGATGACTTCATCGCTGATTATGTAGGTATGTCCAATGCAAGCGGTATTGCGTCTCTTGATTCAACGCAGGAGTTTACACCGGTAGATATGTCTCCTAAAATGCCGGCCGCGCAGCATGTCGCGTTGTTTGAGAAACGAATAATGCGGTATCACGGCACCAGCGAGCCGATTTTATTGAACGAATACAACGAAACGCAGTGGGCGTCCTTTTATGAGGGCAGCATTGAACCGTTCTTGATTCAATTGTCACAGGAAACGGCGAACAAAGTCTTCTCACGGCACGCGCGTGGGCATGGAAATATGATTGTATACGAAAGTAATCGTATGCAGTATTTGAGCGCGCAGTCGAAGTTCATGCTGGTGTCGTTGATTGACCGCGGTTTACTAACCATCAACGAATACCGCGACATCTTAAACCTGCCGCCCGTGGATGGCGGTGACGCGCGTGTGATACGCAAGGAATATGCGGCGGCGGACGATGTCGCAGTAGAACCACTGAAAGGAGGCGGCGAAAATGCCGTATAGGCTTGACGGGTACATTGTAGATGGCCCCGACATGAAAAGATGGTATGAATATTTCGGGTATGCGTCGGTATACCCGGCAGAGCTGGAAGCATGGCTGGCGTCAGGGGATACAGACATGACCCTGTATATTAACAGCCCCGGCGGCGATGTGTTTGCCGGAAGCCTGATGTATTCCGCAATTCAACGGCATGGCGGTGTAACAGTCATCATTGATGGCTTGGCGGCGAGCGCGGCAAGCTTTATCGCACTGGGCGGACAGGCTGTAAAAATGACCCTGACCGCGGAATATATGATTCACAATGTTTCTATGTATGCTGAGGGCGATTACAGGGATATGTCACATGCGTCAGATGAGTTGAAAGCTGCAAATAGAGCCATCATCAATGCTTACCGTGCTAAAACGGGACTTTCTGAGCCAGAATTGCAAGCGTTGATGGATGAAGAGCATTGGTTCGACGCGTTCGAGGCGAGGAAATACGGGTTCGTTGATGAAATCATCGGTGCGGAAAACGTGACGGCACCGGATGAAAAGGTTGTCAGCATCATGCAAGCACGCGCAAAGCGTATGTATGCCATGATGCGCCCGCCGAAAATCACAGCGGGAATGGTGTTGCCGGAGCAACCAACGGGAACAGATGGGATGAACTCTATACCGTACAAAAAAGAGCCACGCGACAGCGGGCTTTTTTCTTTGCAAGAAATGCAATTACAAGCAAATAAAAACATACTGGGAGGTTTGAAAAATGAATGAATGGCAGAGATTGTTGGCGGCACGAATCGAAGAGCAGGAAACGCTTTTAAATGCGGCACGTCTGACCGGGCGGAACCTTGATGAAACCGAGACGGAGCGGTTCAACGCCTTGCAAACAGAAATCACACAGCTTCACGCGGCTATTAACATGCACAACCAGCAACAGGAGAACTTCCGCGCCATGCAGGGTATTCCCGCGCCATTGGATGCTCCTTTGGCTCCGACAGGCGGTATTGATTCGCCGGAATATCGCAACGCCTTTTTGAATATGGCACGCGGTATTGCACCTACACAGGCGGAAATCCCGTTGTTGCAAAACGCGGCGCATACGGACGGCGGGTATTTCATCCCCACAACGCTTGCGAATCAGATATTGAACCTGATGGCGCAGAACCATCCGATTTTGACGGATGTACAGGTAATGCACGTGCGGGGCAATTTTACAATCAACGTTCACACGGGCATCACCAGCGGCGATGCGGCTGTCGTACCGGATGGTGGTACTGTACCCACGGAGGAAAATAGCTTTGTCACAGTTTCTCTTGCCGGGTATACATACGCCAAACGTGTGGATATCCCTTATGCCATGCGTGCGATGGCGATTCCGGCATTTGAGGATTATCTTGTGAGCGAGTTGGCGCAGCGTCTTGGTGCGGTGGTTGCGTCTGACATGGTGAATCAATCTGATTCCGGCAAAATTCAGGGTATTCTTCCCTTCGTCACAGACGAAAAGCCGGAAAACAACCTGACCTACGCCACTAGTATTTCCTACGCGGACATGACCGCGCTCATGGCGGCAATCTCCGGCGTTGTTGGCACAAGTGTCATCTATGTCAATGAAAAGACCTACTGGATGCAGTTGGCAAACATTGTGGACGGCAACAAACGCCCTCTGTTCATCACTGACCCAGTGACGGGTGCAGTTAATTCTACCTTCGGCGTGCCGGTCAAGATTGAATCCGCAATCCCGGACGGCGTTGTCCTCGCGGGCAAACCGCGCACGGGCTATATCCTGAACTACAACCAAGATATTACTGTTGTCTCCGGCGAGAATGTGACGCACTTGCGGACGGAGGTTGTCGGGTATTTAATTGCAGACGGCACCCCGACGGTTGCGGACGCATGGGCAACGCTAAAAAAGGCGTAAGCCTCGCGGCGCGGCTGACGCCGCCGTGGGTCAAGAAATGGAGGCATGGACATGCCCAAAATTTTGGATAGTGTCAAAATGACACTTCGAATCACGCACAAGAAGCTGGATGCGGATTTGATAGAGGTTATCGGCGCGGCAAAACGCGAGATGATTCGGGCGGGGGTATCCCCCGCCCTTGCCAATAAGGATTGTGACCCGTTGATACGTGAGGCTATAAAAATGTATTGCCGGTTGCAATTCACAAGCGACATGCAAAAACACGACAGGTATTCCGAGGCGTGGCAAACCATGCTTGACAGTATCCGCCGGTCAAAGGGATACGGATGGAGTGATGGCAATGATTAGCGATGTCATTACGCTCGTGCGGATAGATCTGGAACGTGACGCACGCGGGGATTTGGTTGAGGTCATCAAGTCCCAGCGCGATGTTTTTGCGGAAGTACGTAGCATCGGCATGAAAGAATTTTACCAAGCCGACGCCACGGGTATGAAGCCGGAGCATGTGTTCCGACTTGCTGATTATTTGGATTATAACGGCGAGCAGTTGATATTGTGGAACGACCGGCGATACCAGTTCTTGAAATCCTTCCGCATTGCTGAAAGCAGCGAGTTGAATATTACTGTGACGAGTATTGTCAACCAAGGGGGTGGTTGATATGCCGGTGCCAAGTAGCGTCGTCAAACTTTCCAAAAACGGCGTTGAGTATACATCAAATGTAGATGCGTGCAATTACCTCATGCGTGAACTGATGCGGGCGGCTCTGCGAGATGTAGGGCGTTTTGTCAAATACGAAACGAGTAAAAAACTTGAGAGGCGTACGGGACGAGGCAAAAGAAGCTTGCAAGTGTGGATTCGAAAAAAAGAAATAGATATGCAAATCGGGTACAAGCCGGAAGGGTTCTACATGGGATTTATTGAAATTGGTACGCTCACAATTAAAAAACAAGCTCCGCTGACAAGTACTGTTGAAGAAAACATCGCTACAATTCGAGAAATCCAAGCGCAATACCTTTCCGCCATCAATGATGGCGAGGTGGCGGCAGCGGCCTTGATTGATGAGGGGGAATACAACAGTGATAACGAACCAGATTAAGCGGTTTTTCGCGTCACTATTCCTTACAAACGGATTCAACGCTTTTTATTATAATGCGGACGATGACGCAGTGTTCCCCTACTTTGTGTACGAATTGCGCGAGGTGGACGCGGAGCAGGGTCATTCCCGGTTTGTGCTGGAATGCAACGGATGGGACAAGCTTAGCCCTGCGGCGTTGAATGATGTTTTTGACGCATTGGAAGCGTTGCTGGACGAATACGGGTATATTGACAACCGTTTCCGTCTGAATGTGTACAAGCAGGGTATCCGGCAGGAGGTGCCAGACCCGGATAAAAATATACGGCATCATCGGATACTGTTTGAAGTCAGATTGACAAGGAGGAATAAAAATGAAAACGTTTAGTGGGTTTAACTGCGGCACGGCAGAATCGTTGATTTTGGATGCAGGTGTGTTCTTTAAAAATTATGATGTCCAGAAAGATACCTATGATACTGCCATGGCGGCCGGTAAGGGTCTTGGCGCGACGCGCGGAGGTGGTACCTTCACGGCGACACCGACAACACGCAATTTGGAAGTGGATGGTGTAAAGACAGTCGGACGCGGGATGATTCGGTTCGATTCATGGGCGGTCACGATGCTTGCGAACCTTTTGGAAGTGACGGCAAAAACCTTCCGGGATGCATTGGGCGCGGCATCGCTTACGCCCTCGGCGGACGGTAAGTATGACATCATCAGGGCAAAGAACTACGTCGAAAACACAGATTATATCGACAACATCACATGGATGGGAACTGTCACGGGTTCACCCGATGAACCTGTGATTATTCAAATTTATTCCGCGCTTTCCACGTCGGGATTGTCTATGTCGATGACGGACAAGGCGGAAGCCGTTCTAGCTGTGACATTTACCGCCACGCAGGATATTTGCGGCGGGG